ATGGGGTCGCTCATGTCATCAATTCCACGAGAAGCGCGCAGAACAGCAGGATGCCGATTGCCGCGATGATCGCGTCGCGCAGCAGCCGAAAGAAGGCGTCAAAGTCAGGCGGTCGTTCCATCACCATCCTCCACTGCATCCTCGAGGCGCCCGAGGATCTCGTCAAACTCCTGATCGGAGAGCTGCGCCTTGCCGGCGAGCGCACACCAAACAGGGTCCATGCGGCGCAGTGCGTCGCGGACTTCGGTCAGTAGTTCAAGGTGGGTCATTTGTCCTCCTTCTTAATCCCGTGGAACCGCTCGGCTTCGCGCCAAATGTAGCAGTAGTTCCAAAAGTCGACGGCACCGGAGAGATCAAATGCCGCAAACACTTGCTCCCTCGTCGCAGGCTCCCGCTTGGCGTCCGGCTCCGGTGCGACAAGGGCATATACGCTTCCCGGTTGACCCGGCTCGTTGCTGTCCGTGCAGGGCAGTTCATGGTCACTAGCCCTCGGGCATCGTTTGTTCCCGCAGGTCGGACACACAATCATGTGCGCGACGAGCCACCCGGAGTTGCATTTGTGGCACCAACATTCCTGCGGCTTCGGCTCCGGTGGTGCGGCGTAGAGCGGCGTAATCGAATCATCGCCAGCCGGTGGAGTTTCGTACTCTATCTGCTCACATTCCCCTTCGCTGTTCACATACATCCACGCCACCGGCTCCGGGCGCGGCTCCGCAAGCGCGGCGTCGAGGGCGGCGAGGGCGGCTTTGCAATCGCGCATCACGCAAACATTGTTCGAGCAATCGCGGTAGTGCATCCCATGCTCACACTCCACATCATCGGGCGCAAACTGCGACTCCAACGCCAATTCCAACGCTTTTCGCACTTGCTCGGCGGCGCGGGGCAGGGTGATGTTATCGCTCACGGCTTTACCTCCTTTGGCCCAGAACACTCGCCCGCCCACATCTTGGCGCAGCGGGCATCCACCATGCAGGCGGGGTAGCCGCACCCGGCACGCTGCCCGCGCAGCCGCTCGATCTCTGCCGCGTACGCCGCGCACCGCTCCATCAACTCCTTCACCTTCGCCCTGTACTCTGATTCCGAGTGCGCGCGCGCGAGCCAGTCGCGGTCCCAGTCGTCGAGTTCGATGGTCACTCTGAATCCTCCGCGCTGTGCCACTCATTCTGCCGGCGCAGGAATTTCGGCCACTCCAGCGCCGTCGTGAACGAGCGATCCTCGATGAGCACATGGTTCGTCGGCTGCGCCGTGTACCGGCCGTTCTCGAGCTGCAGGAAATAGAACTCCTTGCTCTGCTCTGGGGCTGCGCTGAATGCGTCGCCGACCGGGGCCAATGTGAAGAGGTACATCCCGCGGCGCTCCGACTTGTCCTGCAATCGCACGCGGCAGTTCATGCTCTGCAAGAACGGGTATTCGATGGCCGAGAATTGGTACCCATAGCAGTCCCAGGTCGCGGCTTGCGCCGGCGTCCACGGCTCGTCGACGTCATTGCGAGACGCGAGCTGGTGCAGCGGAACATTCCGGTAGACGGCGCCGCACTCGAGCAGCACATGGCACCCGAAGGCGCGCCCTGGGAAACTCGTGAGCCCAAACCAGACCGCCCGCAGCCAGCCGTGGTCGCCGATCGCGTTGGGCTCGACCCAGACATACTGGTGCGTGGGCAGCGGGCCGGCGTGTGTGTGTAGCGTCATAAGGTACCGGCTGTCTGGACGGGGCCGGGCTCCGAAGTGGGTATCGCCAGACTCGAGGGTGGATCAGTCCGCTCTCTTCTTGAGCCTCTCGTTCAGATCGTGCAGCGCCCGCAGGTGCAGGAACGCCGGCCACGCGTCATCGTCCAGGGACGGGTAGAAGTGGTGGCCGAAGTCGCCGTTCTCCTTCGAGAACCGCAGCAGGTGGTACCCGCCGTCGATCCGGCTCCCGGTCGTCTCCTCGTACGCTTTCGCGTAGGCCGCCAGTTGGCACAGCATCTCCGGCCACACGCTGTTCGAGGTCTTGAAGTCCCCGAGCACGAGCCTCCCGTCGAGGCGGCCGATGAAGTCCAAGGTGCCGCCGTACCGGTGCGCCTCGCTGATGACCTTGACCTCGCAGTCGATGATCTCGAGCTGCGTGCCCTTGCACCAAAACTCGAAGGCGCTATAGGCCGACGATGCGCGCGCGCGGAACGACACCGGGTCGGTGACGGTCTCGGCGGCGATGCTCTTCTCGAGCACCTCCATCGGAGACCCGCCCTTCACCCAGGCCTCGCACATGGCGTGGACGCAGGTGCCGATTGCGAGCACATCGTTGCCCTCGTACAGACCGCCCGGCGCGTCCTTGCCCTGCCCCTCCAGCAGCCCGTGCTCGCGGCCCTGCTTGTACGCCCAGTTGATGAGCGCCCCGGGGTCCTTGATCTTGAGGACCGTGGTGACCGACGGGATCTTCTTCCCGTCGGCTGCTTTGTACCCTTGTCGTGGAGTGGGCACGATCAGAACGCCAGGTCGTCGTCAACGAAGTCCGACGCCGGCACGGCAGGCGCCGCGGCAGGCTTGGGGGCCGCCTTCGGCGCGTCCACGATGCGCGCGGCGATCTTGTCCTGCATCCAGGTCGGGAGCTTGTCGAAGATCACCCCGTCCGGCGCGTCGGTCGAGTACACCAGCGCCTCGCCCTCGAGCGCCGGCGCCGGGATCGCCTTCGGCAGCGGCATGATGGACGTGAGGTTGGCATACGTGCGGTCGCCTTTAACGCTGTGCGTTACATTGATGAACGCAGGCTTCCCGGCGATCTTGCCCAGGTCGAACTTCTTCAACTCCTCCGGCGTGAACGCCTTCCCGCGCCACGAGGTCAGCAGCGCGTAGAGCGTGGACTTCTCGTTGAGCGACAGGCCGACCGTGCGGCTGATGACCGCCGGCAGGCTCTTCGTCTCGCCGTCCTTCGTGATCTCGACCCGAATCTCCGGTATCTGGAACCGCAGCACCACCGTGCGCTTCGGCGCAAACTGGCCGCCCGGGGAGGGCTGGACGCCAAGGTCCACCACCATGTCGCAGACCGCTGCATATGCACCCGCCTCGATGGGCTTGCGGGGCTCGAAACTGCCGCCAGGGGCGGCGCTAACGTAAAGGCTCATCACTTCGTCTCCTGTTGTTGTGAATCAACTCTTCGCACTTCGACCACGCCGTCGTGGCCTGTAAAAAGGGAAAGGCCGGAAAACTTGAGCGCCTGCGCCAACTCTCCGACGCTGACGCCGCAGAGTCGCGCGCGGGTCGGGGGGCTCACGCCGCCCGGGTACTCAAACTCAATCCGCAGGCCCATCGTGCGCTCCAAGCTCTTGTAGAAGTTGTCAACGGGGGCGCTCATACGAACCACCGCGAATATTTGTGCGGCTGCACGACGCGCGCGCGGATGGTCGGGTGCGGCAGCCGCTCGCGGCGGTCGCGTAGGCACGACCACGGCGCGGGGCGGGTCCACATAAAGAGCAGGAGGATGCCGAGCCAGATTGCGCAGACCAATACAAAGGCGACGCAGAAGGCGGTCTCAAGGGGAGTCATGCGGCCACCTCAGAGTAGGGGTCATAGACAGGCTCGTCGCCCGACTGCCACAGCCGCGAAGGCTTTGACCATACCTTGCCGTTGTAACTAATAAAGTGCTTGCCGACGCGACCTTCCGGCCATGTACGAGAGCCTTCGTCGCTCTCGTCGCGCAACTTGCAGTAAACTTCGGAGGCCTGCTGCAGCGAGTGAACCAATACGCGATGGCGGCGGCCGATCACGAGCGTGAGCGGCTCAGACTCATGCGCGTAGAAGGTGCCATTCTGCCGGTCGTCGTCCTCGTCGAACTCGTAGGCGCGCAGGAACTCCTCCGCTTGCGCGCAAGTGAGCGGCGCGCTCAAGGTCTTGACGATTGGGCTGCGGCGGCCATGCTGCCGAATCACCCGCACGATGTGAACGGTCGGCTCAGTACCGTTGTGCGGACCAAGCGTGGTGCCGATGAACTTGTCGCCGCTACGAGCGCGGGCGGCGCGGGTGGCGACGGCGAGGTTAGCCATCGCCTGCCAAGCGGCGGCGAGGGGCATCTTTTGAGTGCTCTGTTCGTTCATGTTTGTCTCCTTCTGTCACTTCCGGGCGGCAACATCGCCGCCCGTGGAAAGCATAGTGGCACAGCAGAAAACGGATTACAACCCCTCGGTGTAAAATATTTTCATGCCCCCTTCCGTGGCCTATACCGAAGGTTGTACCATGTCAACATGAGCAGAAAAGTCACGCCGCAGCAGGCGGCTATCATTCACGCCGTGGATAAAGCCGGGGGCCAGTCGGCCCTCGCCAGAGTCCTGCGGATCAGGCCACAGGCCGTCCAGAAGTGGTGCGCGCGCGGCAGCGTCCCGGCGCTGCGGGTACTTGCGGTAGAGGCCGCCACCGGTGTATCACGCAAGGCCCTGCGGCCGGATATCTACCCATGAGCAAGCCAGACCTCACCGCCGTCGTGCCCGTCGAGCGCGTCCTTGAGCTAGCCAAGCGCGCGCCGGTGTTTCCGTGCCGCAGGGCAGACCAGACCGACCAGGACGGGCGCGTCTTGAAGGCGAAGTCTCCCCTGACCAGAAACGGCTTTAAGGACGCCACCCAGGATGAGCAGCAGATCAGGCGCTGGTGGGCCGCGAGCCCTGAGGCTTTAGTCGGGGTGCCGACCGGCTCCATCACCGGGCTCGTGGTCATCGACTACGACCACCGCAGCGCCTCGAGCGCGGCGCAGGACTGGATCAGCGAGCACCAATCTGACCTCACCAAGACGCGGGTGCATCAGACCGGCGGCGGTAGCGGCGGGCGGCATTACCTCTTCAAGGCGCCGGCTGGTGTCAAGATCAGGGGCGGCGCGTCCGTCGTCTTGGGCAAGGTCAAGCGCGCTGGGCTCGACATCCGCGCCGAGGGCGGCTATGTCATCTGGTGGCCGCTCCACTACGGCCAGAGCGGGCCGATGGAAGAAGCGCAGCCCTTACCGGCGGGGCTCATCGACGAGCGCCGGATGGATCTTGAGCTGCCCGCCGAGGTCGCGGCCAGGATGCCGCCTCGGCCTGGTACCAGTCAGGACTTCCAGCGCGACCTGCCGCGCGTCACCGAGGCGATCGCGCACATTGACCCGGAGGGTTACGACGCCTGGTTGATGGTCGGCATGGCGCTGCACCACGCATCAGGCGGCGCAGACGACGGCCTCGAGCTCTGGGACTCGTGGAGCTGCGGCGGGATCACCGGCGTGCTGCCGGCCAGTTACGCCGGGCGCGCCGACATCGAGTACCGGTGGCAGTCGTTCCACCTCGACCGCGGCGGCGGCGTCACCCTCGGGAGCCTCTTCAACGCCGCCCGCGCCGGCGGCTGGGCGCCAGTCTCGGAGGCGGTGCGCATCGGGCCGCCGCAGCGTGATGAGCCGGAGCCAGACTACGGCGACGTGCCAGAGGCGCGCGGCATGGAGCGAGTGCGTGAGCCGGATGCTGCGGTAGTATCGCCGGGCGTTACGAACGCGACAGGTCGCCGGCTAACCCTGCGATCCATCGGCGAGATCGTCGCCGAGCGGCGCGAGGCTACCTGGCTGATCCACAACGTGCTCGAGGCCAATGTGCTCGCCGTGCTCGCAGGGCCGCGCGCGAGCTTTAAGAGCTTTATCGGGCTCGACTGGGCGATGCGCATAGCCGCCGCCGGGAACCCGGTCGTCATCCTGTCGGGCGAGGGCGCAGGGCTCGGGCGGCGCGCCGAGGCGTGGGTGCAAGAGCACGGCAACGGGCGCACCCTCGACGAGCTGCGCCTGCTCGCGCTGGAGTCGGTCGCCAACCTCAACGCCGAGTCGGACATGGGGTCGCTACAGCAGGGCATCGACGAGGCCGGCATCCGCCCGGCGCTGATCATCGTGGACACCTTCAGCAAGTTCTCCGCCGGGCTCGATGAGAATTCGAACCAGGAGGTGGCCGAGTACCTCTCGAAGCTCACGATCGGGCTGCGGGAGCGGTACAGCGCCACGGTATTGCTCGTCGCACACAGCGGCCACGGCGACAGCAAGCGCCCGCGGGGCGCGTCGGCGCTCATGGCGAACCCGGACGCCGAGTACATCGTCGAGCGGCCCGATGTCCAGGCGATGGTCGTGAACGTCACCCGCGAGCGCTTTAAGGACACCGCCAGCATGGCGCCGGTCGCCTACGAGGCCACCGAGGTCGATCTCGGGCGCGCCGACAAGTACGGCGAGCGGGTCAAGTCGCTGGTGATGCGCGAGACCGCCGCGGCGGGGCGCAAGGAGCGCGAGGCTATGCCGCAGGGCAAGGCACAGCGGCAGTTGCTGACGGCCCTGAGGGAGCGCCAGAAGGGTAGCGACTCGGAGATGATCTGGTCGCTGCCGGACCTGCGACAGATCGGCAGGGAGGCGGCGATGAGCAAGACGACCGCCCACGCAGCCGCCGAGGCGCTGGCCTTTTCGCCCTTCATGACGGGCACCGTCGGGGGCTACAAACTGTCGAGGGAGGGCAAGTAACTGTGGCAAAAATGAGACAGAATCAGGTACGAAAAGTACGAAAGGTACGAAATGTACCCGTTCGTACCGTACGAACCGGGTACGAAAGGTACGAGAGTCCTTTAGGACTCGTACCTTTTGTACCGTACCCGGCCTTGGAACTTGAACCAGCCAAGACAGACACGGCCTTCGGCCGGAGGATGGTCGACGGGCTGGGTGAGGAGGGGTTCCGGGTGCTTAAGACCTTCCAAGCCTACTTCGGCGCCAAGGTCGTCCACTACCAGGACGCCAAGGGCGAGGTCGGCACCGACCCGAGGTGGCCGGTATGAGCCAGCAGCAGATTGACCTAGACCACAAGGGGCCGCTCGAGTGGATCGACGACGACTTCTGGGACAAGGTGTCAACAGACGGCCGGTTCTGTATCCGGGGGCAGCGGGTGGGCGACAAGGTCGAGTATATCGTCTGGCGGATGGGAGCCGACGGGCGGGTGATCCCGCGGTGGCTCGGGATGACCTCAACCTTCGCCGAGGCGGCAGAGCTCGCCGAGAACGCGAGGGGCGAGAAGCCGCCCAGCATCAACCTGCTCTGGAAGGTGGCGAATGAGAAGGGCCGTTAAGCTCTGCCCGATCTGCCTGACTGAGAACACGGGCGGTTTGCCTCACCGGCACCATCGGCTCGCGGCGAGGAAGTCTGGGCATACCCTTGACGAGCTGGCGATCGCCGCCCGAGCGGTCATCGAGCAGAACGCGGTCACGGCCATCGTGATGGATGCGGTCGATGAGGCGAGGCGGCCAGATTATTGGCGTGCAAGGAAAAGGTCGGAGTATCATCCAGCGCATTACATGACCGCGGACGGTTGAAATGGGACTGCGACAACGACAACGGGGCGCCGAGACCGAGCGAGAGGTGTGCAAGATCATCACCGAATCGACCGGGTGGCAGACCAATCGAATCTTGGGGCAGGCCAGAGACGGCGGCGCTGATATCCGGCTCGCTCGGTGGGTGCTTGAGGTCAAGCGCAGGAAGTCCATAGCGGTCTACGAGTGGGTCGACCAGGCTACCGCGGCGTGTGCGCCCTACGAGATCCCGGCGGTTGTGTGCCGGGGCGATAAGCGCGAGTTCCTGGTCATCCAACGCCTCGACGACTGGCTCAACCTGGTCAAGCCGCAGCTGCCCGAAAGATGAAATGCCCAAAGTGCTCCAAGCCGAGCGAGGTCGTGAAGGTCTACCAGTTCCCGACCGAGGCGCGGCGTCGGCGGGAGTGCCTGACCTGCGGCCATAGATTCACGACCTCAGAGAAGCTCTGGCGCAGGGTCTACGCTGAGGAGATACGCAACCGTCCGGCTCCTCGAGCGACGCGGCAGGTGAGGCCAGAGCAGACGCGGCGACGGTACAGCAACTTCGATGTGGTGGCGGTCGATGGGTACGACATGGACCTTGAGGATGTGAGCACGTTCGTGCATACGAGGGACTGATGGCAGGGACACCAATCAAGCGGGCGAGGCGGGAGAAGGCGCTGACGGTCATGGAATCGCCGGCCTTCTGGGACCAGCTCTGGATTCATCTTGCCGAGGGCAACAGCCTGTCTTCGTTCGTGAAGGGCAGCGAGATCCCATACCAGTTGCTATGGGAGACGATTCAGTCCGATCCCGCACGGCATGAGAAGTTCGAGCTGGTGCGGACTGCGCGCGCCCTGGCGAACGCGGAGCGCATTGAAGCGCTGGCCGACCAAGTGGAGCAGGAACAGATCGACCCGAACGCCGCGAAGGTTGCGATGGGTGCGAGGCAATGGCTGGCCGAACGGATGGACCCGAAGCGGTGGGGAAACAAGATCCAGAGCGATGTCCGCATCACCGACACGACGGCTTTGCACCTTGCTGCGGTGCGCGACCTGATGCGGACCGTGAGCGTGCAAGAGCCTGAAAAGCTGACGAATGACACACCGAAGTCGACGGTCCCGCGCGCGTGACTCATTGAACCGGCCTGTGGATAACTCTGTGGATAACCTGTGGATAACTCACGGCCTGACGATCAGCGCGCGCTCGAGCGCACCTGCGCGCCAATGCGCAAGTGCGCGCACGGCGCAAGTGCTTGATTCGCAAGGGGTTGCGGCGCGTAGTGCGTATAACACCCATTATGTTAACTCGTGCCCCTTTTGACCGCCCTGCGGACAATCCCCCCCTGTTCGACGGCGGGGGCGCGTAAGTGCCTGATTCCACTAGGGGCAGCGCGGCGGGCGATTCCGGCCGCCCGCGAGACCCCCCCCCGGCGGGTGCCCCCTGGCGGGGGGTCGGCGCTTGCGTAACCCCACACGGACCGTATGAAAAATTCTGAAAACCCGTACTTTGCCTTCGTCAAGCGCTACCACGCGGCCCCTGTGCCCTTCGTGGAGGAGGTCCTAGGCGTCACCCCCGACCCGTGGCAGCGTCGCCTCCTGGAGCTTCTGGCGGCCGGTGAGCGCAAGATCAGCGTCCGCTCCGGCCACGGCACGGGCAAGTCCACCGTGGCCTCGTGGGCCATGCTCTGGTTCATGCTCACCCGCGTGCCCGTCAAGGTGGTCGTCACCGCCCCCACGGCCAGCCAGCTCTTCGACGCCCTCTTCGGCGAGTGCCGCCGCTGGGCCAAGCTACTGCCGCCGGCGGTGGCCGAGCTGCTCGAGATCAAGTCCGACCGCATCGAGCTGAAGGCGAGCCCGGAGGAGGCCTTCATCTCGGCCCGCACCAGCCGCGCGGAGCAGCCGGACGCCATGCAGGGCATCCACGCCGAGTATGTGCTGCTGCTGGTGGACGAGGCCCCGGGCGTGTCCGAGGCGGTCTTCGAGTCGGCGGGCGGCTCGATGTCCGGCCACAACGCCACGACGCTGCTGCTCGGCAACCCCACCCGGACGCAGGGGTACTTCTACGACACCTTCCACCGGCTGTCCGGCGAGTGGAAGAACCTGCACGTCAGCTGCCTCGACTCGCCCCGGGTGTCGCCCGAGTACGTCGCCGAGATGTTGAGCCGGTACGGCGAGGGCAGCAACGCCTACCGGGTGCGCGTGCTTGGCGAGTTCCCGGTGGCGGACGATGACACGCTGATCGGGCTTGAGCTCGCCCAGTCGGCGGTGGACCGTGACGTGGTGCAGAACCCGGGCGCGCCGGTGCTCTGGGGGCTGGACGTGGCGCGCTTCGGCGCGGACTCCTCGGCGCTCTGCAAGCGCCAGTCGAACGTGGTCGTGGCGCCGGTGAAGACATGGAAGGGCCTTGACCTGATGGCGCTGACGGGCGCGGTGATGCACGAGTGGGAGAGCACCGACCACCGCGACCGCCCGGTCGAGATACTGGTGGACAGCATCGGCCTTGGCGCGGGCGTGGTGGACCGGCTGCGGGAGCTGAAGCTGCCGGCGCGCGGGATCAACGTCGGCGAGTCGCCGGCCTTCAAGGGCCAGTACATGAACCTGCGCGCGGAGCTCTGGGGCAAGGCGAAGGCGTGGCTCGAGGCGCGCGACTGCAAGCTGCCGCG